CTTTCTTGTTGACAAATAACAATTTATAACTTATAATACTTGTATGAAATGCACTCTACATATTAAAGATGAAGTAAACATTCGTTTCATAGGATTAGAGCCTGCAACAAGACGTAAAATGGGAGATGCATTAAAGTATTTCTTACCACATGCATATCATATGCCAGCATACAAACTAGGACGCTGGGATGGCTGTGTGCGTTTCTGTGATGTAGGTGGTCGTAGTTATTTCAACTTGTTAGACAGATTATTGCCTATTGTTATGGGCGACGGCTATGAGATTGAAATACAAGACGACAGAGAACCCTTTCAAACAAACTTTACCTCAGTAGAGCAAACTTCTTATGAACATATTGCTTGGCCAGACAAACATCCTGCTGCTGGTATGCCCATAATACTACGGGATTACCAAGTAGAAGTTGTAAATAGATTTTTAGAGAACCCACAATCATTACAGCAAATTGCAACTGGTGCAGGTAAAACACTGATCACAGCAGTGCTTAGTCATAAGTGTGAACCATTAGGACGCACCATTGTAATTGTTCCTAACAAAGACTTGGTTGTGCAAACAGAGCGTGACTACAAAAATATGGGTTTAGATGTTGGCGTGTTATACGGCGACAGAAAAGAATACCATAAGACACACACTATATGCACCTGGCAAAGTCTTGCAGTGTTAGAGAAGAACACTAAAAAAGGTGTTGCTGATATTCCAGTAGACGAGTTTATGGAAGATGTTGTGTGTGTTATTGTAGACGAAGTGCACAAAGCCAAAGCAGATGTACTAAAAGATTTGCTCAGTAGTATGTTTCGTTATGTTCCCATACGTTGGGGTTTAACAGGCACCATCCCAGAAGCAGAGTATGAAGCAGTTGGCTGTATTAGCACACTAGGTCCAGTGATAGGACAGCTCACCAGCAAAGAGCTACAAGATATGGGTGTGCTAAGTCAGTTAGACGTAAGTGTCCTACAGTTACAGGATGGGATGCTAGGCTTTAACAGTTATGCACAAGAACTTAAATGGTTAGTTACTGACCCTGCAAGAATAGATCATTTAAGTGAAATCATTAACAGTTATGCTAAAGGGGGCAACACACTGGTGTTAATAGACAGGATTGCAACAGGAGATGCTTTTGCAGAACGCAATCCAGAATGGAGTTTTGTGAGTGGAGCAACAAAACAAAAAGACAGACAAAAAGAGTATGACGACATTTCTGACAGCGACAATAAAGTTATCGTTGCTACTTATGGTGTTGCTGCCGTAGGAATTAATATTCCTCGGATATTTAATCTCATAATGATTGAACCCGGCAAGAGTTTTGTACGTGTGATACAGAGCATTGGACGAGGCATACGTAAAGCAGCAGACAAAGATTATGTACAAGTTGTTGACATTACCAGCAGTCTCAAGTACAGCAAAAGACACCTTACCAAGCGTAAGAAGTTTTATGCGGATCAAAAGTTTCCGTATAAAGTAACCAAAATTGAGTATAAATGATGAAAATTTTAACAGTAGACAATACACCATACGAATTAGATACAGTACCAGATGAGATAGACGATATACGTTACTGCGTCATCGATGCAGGAGATAAAAATGAAGTAGATATATTCTTTCTGCCATTAATTTTTTTAGAAAGTTTTTACGCTCCTGCTATATGGTTAAATGTAGGTGATTACCAGCTCCAAGTACCTATGGATTGGAGCATTATGATATGCGATGAAGATTTTAACGAAATTGAAATAATACCGTTAACTAGTATTAACAATAGAGATTTCAAAGCAGTTTGTATGAATCCCATGGTAGACAGTACTTTAAAAAATTTAGATATATCGATAACAAATATATTCCAAGATGTAAAATGGTATTTTCCAAAACTCAAGCATGGTCATATATTGAGTATTCCGCTAGAGAACAAAAAAGAACCATTATGTGCATTTTTTGTAAAAGAGCATGCCAAAGTATGCAATTTAGAAATAGGAGATTTAATTTAATGTATCAATTTACAAGTGAAAGCGTAAGCGAAGGACACCCAGATAAAATAGCAGATTTAATTTCAGATAAAATTGCTACTTACTTAATAGATGGTAATGAGCGTAATCGTGCTGCCGTAGAAACAATGGTTACAACAAATTTCGTTTTAGTTGCTGGAGAATTTAAAAATAATGAATACGTAAAAAATACTCGTGCATTAGACGTTATGGTGCGTGATATTGTTAGTGATACTGTTAAAGAAATAGGCTACGAACAAGATGGGTTTCATTGGCAAAAATTAAAAGTAGAAAACCGTTTACACGGACAGAGTGCAGACATTGCACTAGGCACAGACGACTTTGGTGCAGGTGATCAGGGACTTATGTTTGGTTATGCTTGTAACGAAACACCTGATTATATGCCCAGTGCAATTTATTATAGCCACAAAATACTACAACGATTAGCAGAGGAACGCAGAGCAGGAACTAATTGGTTGTTGCCAGACAGCAAGAGTCAGGTAACAATGCGATATCAGGATATAAATACACCTGTTAGCATTGATAAAATTGTGTGCAGCACTCAGCACACAGACGATGTTAGCACACAGTTTATCAGAGACAGTGTGGAAGATATTATTCGAGAAGAAATATCAGCATATGATCTCAAGGATACAGAATTTTTAATCAACCCTACTGGAAGATTTGTAATAGGAGGACCAGATGGAGATACTGGACTTACTGGACGTAAAATTATTGTTGATACTTACGGTGGGTATGCTCCACATGGGGGTGGTGCTTTTTCAGGTAAAGACTGCACTAAAGTCGACAGATCAGCAGCGTATATGGCTCGCTATCTGGCAAAGAATCTGGTAGCAGCAGGCAAAGCACAAAATGCCACAGTGCAACTAAGTTATGCTATTGGTGTAAAAGAACCAACTAGTGTTTACGTGTATGCCGATGGCAAAGTCAGACAAGATCTAGCAAGCTGGTTAACAGACAATGTTGATTTAACTCCATTAGGTATTATACGTAGATTTAATTTATTCAAACTGGATCTCAGTCGTGCAACAAATTATGGACACTTTGGTAAGAGTGACTTACCTTGGGAGCAGGTTGACTTATTTTGAAAGACCCGTATACTATACAAAAGTGGATAGGCACTGTATTATTCATGACTGCTGGATTTGCATTAGCAAGTAATTTTGAAGGCAGCAGATATGGTTTCTTTGCTTTCTTAACAGCCCACGCCATGTATGTGTATATATTTGCAAAAGCAAAAGACTGGCCTATGGTCACTAACAATGCTATGTTTGCTTGTATTGATATGTGGGGCATTTACAGGTGGTTTTTCTAAATGGCTAAACAGGCACAGTTGCCTATAAAAGAAGTCTTAGCAGCTATAGACAAAAAGGATAGAGGCTGGTATAGCCGCTTACCAGCTGAAAAAAAGAAAGCATTTAGTGCCTGGATGATACAACGGTATGTTAGCAGTTGTCAAGGACGTAACGCAGCCCATTATCTATACTTCACAAATTTGTTTGTAAATGATCATTTTATGGATATTAAAGACACTGAGTTACAGTGGTTATTACTTACTGCAACTGGTACTGGTAAAGTGGAGTTTCATCCTTATATAAAGCCGCCCAATGCCAGAAAGAAAAAGGATAAAGTTAGTGAATTTTTATACAGAATTTATCCTAATATCAAACCTGATGAAATAGATCTCTTGCTAACTATAAACGATAAAGAGGATTTAAAAGAGCTTGCAGCAGCACATGGATACGACGACAAACAAATCAGAGACATCTTTGGCAAAGTGTAAATGGTGCGAAAAAGAATTTCGTAGCGAACGCACATTAAGTGCCCATATGTGCCCCAAGAAGAGACGCTGGGCTGATAAAGATATGACACATTGCCGTTTAGGTTACAGAGTATTTCAGATGTTTTATGAAATGAGTGTCATGAACAGTAAGCCTAAAACAGAAGAAGATTTTATACGTAGTCAGTATTATGATGGATTTACAAAGTTTGGTAGAGCTTGCATATTTAATGAATGGTTGTATCCAGAAAAGTATGCAGAGTATTTGATTAAGAATGGCGTCAAACTTGCAGACTGGAACAAAGACAAAACATATGACAAGTATTTGTTAGAGTATGTTAAACGTGAGACAGGATTACGTGCAATGGAACGTACTATAATGTACCTCACAGAATGGGCAGAAGAAACAGGAAAACCCTGGCAAGATTACTTTAAAGTGGTAAGTACTAACAGAGCAGTATACGATATCAGAGCA